GCGTTTTATAACATCTTCAAACAATATAGGTCTAAAGTCTGTTTGTTCTACACATACGCAATGATATCTAGTATCGATTTCATCACTGTACAACATAGTACCAGTTTTAACATCATATCCACGGGGCTTTTTAACACGATTACTGTGCAAATGACCATGAATGTTGACACCAAAACGTCCCAAACTTTCTTCATGTACAGGTATATGACTCAATATCATACCGTTCATAACGTGATAGGCTCGCAATTCACGGAAGTGTTCACGATATTCCTCGTCACGGAAAATGTCATGGTTACCACGAATCAATACCTTGTCACCGTTCAACCGATGTAATGTCTTTAATGCTTTGCGGTTAATAACTACATCACCCAAGTGATAAACTTTATCACTAGGCTTAACAGTTTCGTTCCATGCCTTGACTATAGCCTCGTCCATTTCATCTGGATCAGTCCACGGGCGAATCTTCGTCACTCCGTCACTTTCAGTGAATCTACACACTCCAGCATGACCAAAGTGAGTGTCACTAACTAAAAATACTGATGGCATAATAACTCCTTAAACTCGTTCTTTCTTNACNCGACCAATACGGCTAGCCTTGTTCCAATCGTAAGCAACACCATCTGGGCACTTACCATCACTGACACTATCTACACCAAACACACCGCAAACTTCAAACTCGTCTCCCTTAATGGTTACGAACACATTCAATGCCTTAGCATGTGCCATTGCCAAATCAAGTGTTGAAAATTCTTTTTTTTCTATTTTATACATTCATTTCCTTTATGCTAACATCCATGATTCATCTTGGTCTTTATATTCTATTGATTCATTACCATCATATTCTGCTATTCTAAACATTCTACCTTCTTTAACCCATTCAACTTCTAAATCTTTTAAACCACCTAGATATACATCAGGGTATTTCAATACCATAAAAGTTTCAAGTTCTTCAAATTTTCCTGCTGTTACCATGTGAACTATTGCTGGATCAAAAACTAGTTCAGGATATTGACGATTCCAACTGTACCATCCAGCACCAAATCCAGGGCTATACACCACTGCAACAGCTCCAGCAACAACTACTTTACCTGTGTAAAGTTCGTCTGCTACTTCAACCTTGTCTCTCAACATAACTTCCATTATACATCACCTTTATATTTTTTAGGTATAATCAATCCACTGTCTAATGTCACGCCATTGATAGTATGAGGTTCATTCTCATCATACGTCAATCCTAACACACTCATCATTTTATGTTTCACTAACAAGTTTGGACTACGATAATCTTCTGTATCATCAAAGCCCATCATTATCCCAACCTCTGTTACTGCACCTGAACGACATACACCTGCGATACAATGCACAATTACATTACTACGATTAAGCAATGCTTGCTTTAGTATGATAACCAAACTCTTGGCTTGTTCATCGGTTATTTTCATTTCAGGTTCAATACATTCATCCTCTTTTTCTAAATCTAAGAATTCAAATTGATGAACATTATTGAATTTGTATTTGGGTTCAGGGAATTCCATACCACAATCAACAATCTGAATCAACACATTGTTGATACCTGGATCATAGTGTTTACCTTTTACGATATCACTCAGTGCTACATTTTGAATCCACGGCATGTTTTTCTCCTTCATTAGAGTATTATATATGATTTGGGGATTATTGTCAAGCGCAGAAAGTAACACCCTAGGTGCGCTAAAAAGTATTAATATATAAAGAACATGGAGTTGTTAGTAAAAACTCATCCGTATATGCGAGGGTTTATCTAGGGTGTTTATATAAGCACACAATATCTCTTTCGCTTAGTAGAGCCTGTCTTATCGGGCAGGGTACTGATATAGTATACTTATATAAACAGATGCCTTTCGGCATCTGCTACTACTATTTAGCTTAAGCTAGGTCGTAGCGATCCTTCATAACGGTCTTCAACATGATTGCTTCCGGTGAGAAGTCATCCATGTTACCAGAAAGAATACCTTGTGCAACTGCTGGGCTAAATCCGGAGACTAGCGCAACACCTGCCTTGTTAAACTTAACTGGTGCGTTACCGTATGCGGCATTCAAGTTCCAGAATACTACCTTAGGTAGTTCGTAACCTGCTGCCTCGTACTTACGTGCTATCATTTCGATTGCAGAGTCATCGTGATGAACACCTGCATCAAATTGCATGTCACTGAAGATAACGATTGTACCTGGCATTTCTGCTTGAGGGACACTGTTATCTACCGCAGTCTTAAGCACTAAATCAAATGCCTTGTTCAAGTCGGTGTTAGCAACTTCACCAGTGTTCATTTGGTCAATCTTTTGATTGATGTTACCCTTTAGAGTAACCAGCTTTGGAGTACGACTAAAAGTCAAGAATGTATCCTTAAACTTACCAGTGTTCTTGTCTGCAAAATACAATCCCAATGAGATTGCAACGTCCAAACAAGACAAAGTACTCTTGCTATCACGACCACCAACAAGACAAGTCATAGAACCTGAACTATCAACCATTGGCAACACGTTGGCATCACCGATGAAGTTTGGAAGTGCATCCCATTGGGCTTGCATTGCGTCCAATTCAGTCTTAGTCATTGCACTACGACCGTACTTGTTGATAGCACCCTTCAATACATCGTAAGGATATACAGCACCAGCGTTAATCTTAGCACCATCTTCGCCCTTAACCAACTTAGTTACGTATTCAGCATAAGTTGTACCATGACGACCAAAAGCCTTCTTGTAACGTGCATGTGCCACTGATGGTACATGGTTGTAGTTGATGTTATCCCAATCGTTGGCACACATTTGTGTTTCAACAACATTGGTTAGTGCAACAAGGCTCTTACGATATATCTTCGGAGTCATACCAAAGAATTCACGGATTTCACGTGCAACATCGCCCTTACGCGGTGTCCACTTTGCAGCCAATCCATTACGATTACGCAATGCATTGCCTAACATAGTGTATGCTTGTTCCTTAAGAGTCTTAGTCTTAAACACAAGCAAGTCATCGTAACGACCCAATTCAGGAACCTTAACCAATAGACGGCTAGCATCTTCTGGGTTAGTTAGTTCCAAGTGAATTAGTACTTGACGAAATAATTCACGTTCGCCGGATCCACCACGTGCATCACGTGCCCATTGAACAATACGTAATGCTAGGTCAGAATTTTCTACATAAGCCGCAGTGAATGCGGGTATAATGTTCTTACCACGGCTTGCACCGATGTTATAGAACAAGTCAACGCAAGCATTTGCAGTTGACTTACGTGCCTTCATACCGTTTGTGGTACGAACTTCTTGGTTTGCTACTGCTTCTACAAATGTTGACATATTGTACTCCTTCCGTGTGTGTTATGCAACAGGATACGCTTTTTTTCATTATGCTTGAAATTAAAGTTGCTGAAAGTATCCTAAAAAAGAATTATATCACTGTTTGGATATAATGTAAATGTGTTTTGGATAAACGGGATGTTCGTGACAGTTAGTTTATTTTCTGGACCAACCAATTATGTCACTCGGTCCATATCAACAATTCATGTTGACTATCTAGTACTTGTGTCTGCTACTAGAAACATAGAATGTCTTTCCAATCTGTCACCTATTCCTTCATGTCTTACGACTAACTTCAATAGTATTAGCTGTAGTTGTTTAAATTGCTGAAATCATCCCAGTAAAATTTTAAATTACTTCAAAATCTTCTTTGCCTACACCGCATTCGGGGCAGACATAAGTGTCTGGAAGTTCATTCCATGCACCTTCTAGTTCTTCATCGTGTACGTGACCGCATACGATACATACATGTTCTTCACTCATTCTAAACTCTCCAAAACTTGTTGATAGCCTTCAGCATGTCGTTTTTCAACTTTAGCCAATGCCGCAAATCGTTTCTCTGCTTTAGCCAATAAAGTCTTAAACTGTTCAGCATGTGCAGAACTTTCAACAATCTGGGTTCTAAACTCGTTTAATGCAATTTGGTTATTTTCTGCCTTAGCATCTTCTTCGAATCCCGGATACATTGTAGTGAACTCATATGTTTCACCTTCAATTGCTTTCATCAAGCATTCTTTAGTTGTTGGCTTACCAATCAACAATTCTAAGTGACCCCACGCATGTAAAACTTCTTGAACAGCGGTGTGTTCAAAATGTCGTGCTACTTCTTCAAAGCCTTCTTCACGTGCAATTTTTGCAAAGTAGCGATACTTGATATGAGCCATTGACTCACCGGCTAATGCTGACTCAAGATTTTTTAGTGTGTTTGATATTTTATCAAATGGCATATTTTTTTTCCTTTTAAAAAATGATAGCAGGATCGTTGTTGACTGCTTGTTTAGCCAGGGCCATCACACCTGGTTCGTTAGTCTTGCTTCAATAATACCCTTCAACGCTCGGTGTTTTTAAGCACTCTGCTCCAGTTACTACCGTAGTGTCTAACAGTCCATAGTTAAGGAGTTTGTTGCTGTGCCGATCCTAAAAATTAATCATTCAATACGTATATTATATATGAGTTTGTCTTTACCGTCAATGACTTTTGGGCAAACTGTCTTGGCGGAAGCGGTGAGATTCGAACTCACGGAACCTTTCGATTCTCTAGTTTTCAAGACTAGCGCCATAGGCCACTCGACCACGCTTCCTTTTAATGATTAACGCTCAACCTTTTTGATTCGTTTTAGATATTCACGATTGATTAAACCTTCTTCAATCTCACGTAATGCGGTTACTGCATGACCATTTTTTGTTTTTACTTTCGGGCGATGACCTGCCGTTAATTCTCTAACACGTTGACTTGCTATAAGAATTAAATCGTATCTATTGCCTATAGCATTCACTGCGGCTTCACTTGTTTGTCTTGGCATTATCGTCCTTGGGTTATTTGGAGCAGGATATCGGGTTCGAACCGATGACATTTTCGTTGGCAACGAAACATTCTACCACTGAATTAATCCTGCATTTTTTTGGTACATCCTGACGGGCTCGAACCGCCGACATTTGCCGTGTAAAGGCAACGCTCTACCAACTGAGCTAAGGATGCATATATCATTTCTTTAATGTTCCGCCAGTACACGAAGCATCTTCAAAAAATTGTTGTTGAACTTTTTTCTGATAGTCCTCCATGACTGGATCCTTCTCATTAATATTTTCTTCTTTTAAATCACGCTGAAAAATAGCATCCCAACGAGTATCATATTCTTGTTGAGATATGCTTATTGATCGTGGTGTACTACCTTTAGTCATAATTATTTTCCTTGTCCTCTGTATGCTTTGAATGTCTTACGACGGCATTTGTTCATACTACTTGTTTTAGCTTTACCACCTTGACATGTTTTTTTAGTAATCACATGACCTTTTGTATTACGACCTTGTGCCATTATGCAATCCTTTGAATCAAGTGATAACCAAACTGAGTTTGAACAGGTTGACTTAAGCCGCCCACTTCTAATCCGTACGTAGCATCTTCAAACGGTTTAACCATTTGACCACGGCCAAATTCTCCCAAGTCGCCCCCATTGCGACCACTTGGACACTTGCTGTGTGCTTGTGCTAGTGTACTGAAATCTTCACCATTGTTTTTAACTTTGATGTATAAATCCATTGCATCACTTAGTGATTCTACTAAAATATGTTTTGCTCTTACTTGCATTAGTTTCTTTCTATAAATTTTGGTCGGAGTACAAGGATTCGAACCTTGGACCCCCTGGTCCCAAACCAGGTGCGCTACCAGACTGCGCCACACTCCGTTATTCTTTCTTTCTTAAAATCATTCCAACATACGTGCCAAAAAATGCACCTATGCCTGCTGGAACTAATAACCAATAGTTAGTAGTATAATTGATAACTGCTACACACGCGGTTATGAATACAACTGTCGCCCACACACTGGCTTTTGTTACTTGGTCATCTTGTACAGCTTTCAAGTAGTAAGTATAAAAGATATCNGTAAAAAATACAGCAAAAAAGGTTATAATATATTCTAGCATTTAAATGATTAGTTGTTGGTTGCAGGGGACGGAATCGCACCGCCGATCTTTAGCTTATGAGACTAACGAGATACTACTTCTCCACCCCGCGATATATTTAGTTGTGTTTATGTGGTGCTTGATAAAAGATTTGAACTTTTGACCTCTTGCATGTCGAGCAAGCGCACTACCCCTGTGCTAATCAAGCGATTATTCGTTGTCAGTACTTTCAACTTTTTCAAAACGTAATTTGATTCCTTGACTTAAATCAAATCCATTTAACAAACCAGAGTCTCTGTCTGCTTGTAATTCAGGCCAGATGAATGCAGGATCATACCTATCACCTAGTACTCTTACNGTTTTGTATAGTTTGTTGTTGATGTAAATTTTTAACTTCATAGTATNTTCCTTGACATACTATATTTATGATTCTTGGTGGAGGATGGGAGAATCGAACTCCCACGAAGACCTTGCAAAGGTCCCAGGCTCCCATTACATCAATCCCCCAAATCATATCGTATATACGGCGTAGACGTTACATGGTTATAGTCAAACTGTAATCTATAGCACAATCTATCAGTAATTCCACCTAATCGCTTATGTAAGGTGATACTGTTATCAAACAACAATAAATCAGTATCATTTTCATACCAGTGTTCGTGCGTGTGTATTCTTCAATAAATAATTCTTTTTTGATTCTTTCCAAAAGTTTTTCAGATTCAAAGTCACTCATTCCCTCAATTTTATCAATACTATTTCTTTTAAAATTTCTAAATTATCAGGATTAAAAATATTAGGTTTATGTGTATAATCGTATTCTACGTGAAAGTCTAAAATACTTTTATTAAATGTTCGTGTTAAGAAATCTCCTATATATAAATTCATTCCTATGAACAAATCTATATCTTTGGTGGTAATGTTAAATCTAGTTGGTCCATTAAACATTAAATGTTCATAAATGAAAGTTGTACCTTCATTAATACTAATATCAAACGGGACAATTTTAACTGTTTCATTTTCAATAACAGCGACTGGTGATTCAATTGGTTGAACAAAAGTTGCTGTTCCTTCTGTACTATTAATTAGTGCAGGATACGTAGCAGTACAATTAGTTAGAGTAACACTACCACTTTGAACACTAATTACGATATTGTAACTACCATGCAACTTTGTATTAGTAATAAAAGAAAACAATTCATCTTGACCATTGTCAACAATCTGACCATTTACCGTAACTGTGTAATTAGTATCGGGAGTTTTACTACCATACATTCGTAATGTTCTATGAGAATCCATGCTATTCCTTAATTTGGTGCCCCAGGTCGGACTCGAACCGACACGCCTTTCGGCACTGGCTTCTAAGACCAGCGTGGCTACCATTACACCACCGGGGCAAACATTCTTGGTGCGAGTGGCCGGAGTCGAACCGGCACACCATTATGATATCAGATTTTAAGTCTGAGGCGTCTACCTATTTCGCCACACTCGCAAAATTTTGGAGCGGGGTAGGAGAATCGAACTCCTCGCTTTAGATTGGAAATCTAAGGTATTACCACTATACGAACCCCGCATAAATACTACTATGCACACGTATGACGCTATCACTGATTCAGGATTATTAATCCATCTTTCAATGAGTAACGATTCCATCTGTTACATCATCGTGCATAATATTTACTCTCACAAAACTAGAATGAAATACTTTACTGATACTGAATCAGCTATTTACTTCATACATTCATTATAATTTCCTTTTACTTATAATTATATCAGTAGAGCAATGACAATCCTTCTGTACGCATATTTCGGGTTCAGTAGGCCATTCTATTTGTTCTGGATAATTTATATTACCTATTATTCTAGTAGGTGTTCCTTGTTTACAATTGGCACGTTGTATGTCACCATCCCAATGTACAAACAAACTTTCTAATCCTATATCACACTGCCACCCATAAAAGTTATTAAGACCTGTGTTAATTATATCAATCTCCGGAACATTATATTCATTAGTATTGTCATCCCAGTAATACCGAGCTGACATTGCTACTCCCTTTTTTTGAATCAGTCTTGGATTCAGTAACCAATACATAAATCCTGAATTTTTTTGGGGATGATCTAATATCCATTGATTTTGCTCAGGTGTATAATTTCTACCTAATGAATTACCAACACCCCAGTCTTGCAGTTGTACTGCCTCTACACCTACTCCAGTTGTTTTTGAATCAAAAGCATGATATGTTTCTACACACTTTTCCCAATATCTATTATCCATCATAACACGTACACTAGTGTGTGTATGTTTGATGGTTGCAAATACTTTCTCTTTGAAAGCAGGATCCTCAAAACTAGGATGAAAGCTAAAACACATACCATTGACATATTGAGCTATGTCCTCATAATATCTAGGTGTTCTTACCCCATTTGTAGTTATAGAAATAGTATGGCCGGCATTATAAAATATCTTAATCAATTCAGGTAGATGTGGACTCAATGTAGGCTCACCGCCGGCAATACTGAGATGTATTTTTTCATGTCTACCTATCAATTCATAAACAAATCTTTTAGCATTTTCCCAATCATAGTGGTGATTTTTTCCATTATGCAATCCTTCAGGACAGTAACTACATGCATTGGTACATATGTTATTGATTATCCAAGTTAATTGCATGACTTTAGGAGTTTGTGTAATAGCGATTAACTTGCGTGTCATAGTATATCCTTTACAGCTCCACATCGTTCTCTATTCCAAACATCATCAAGTGTTAATTGAATCTCTGGATTAATAATGTAAAGTTGCGCTAATATTTTCTGTTGTTGTGCGTGACAAAAATCATGTCCAAATATCATTTGTCCTGCATCGGTGCTGAATATATTACTTAAATTCATCCAAACCTTATCATATTCTTGAATGATATCCAATAGAGGAATAGCGTCTTTGTAAAGATCAACTTGTAAGAATTTTACATGTCGTTGTTTAAAATCTTGCCAATAATGTATAAAGTTTTCTTCACTTCCAAAATGTCGAAATATTTCATTCATTCCATTTTGAAAACCCTGATCCTCTATATATTCTGAACTATGTCGTCCTATCCATGTAAAATGATTACGTTCAGGGAAGGCTCTAATACAAGACAATATATCATTGTTAGTCCAAGTATACATGTGTTGATACCAACGTAATGCAATAGGATTAAAATCATACACCACTATCATTGCATCAGTAGTTAATCTTTGTGGGTGTTTGAACATATCAAACAACTTAAAACCACTCGCAGTATTAATAACTAAATCAAATATTCCCTTACTACGAATGTTCATTTCTTCTGAATTGAATAACCATATTTGATCTTTAACTGCAATGCTATCTTCAATCCATTTATTTTGATTCCAATTTTGTTCTAAGAATGGAGTCAATGTTTCAATACTTTGTAAGAATTTGTCTGTGTTATCATCCGGATAAGTATAAAATTTACTCAGTCTTATTGTTTCTGATAATGCAATCACAGGCCAGTTGTTTTGCATCAATGCTAAGGTTAATTTCCACCCTGGACTTAACTGCATCTGTTCTGAAAATATTCTAGTAGGTCTTACCCATAATGGAGTATAATCGTGATGAAAATTTTCTTCACTACGTTCAATCACCGGTAACAATTTAGGACCTCTTTCCCAATCTCCAAATTCAGGTCTACCAACTTCTACCCAGGCTTTAATATTTACAATAAAGAATTGATAGTGTAGCTCTAACCAGTGATTTGGATGACATAGAGGATGACCTGCAACACCAAATGTATTTTCAGAAATAAACTGATCAAGGTCATTGACAAAATTAAAATTACGTATTTGACAACCTGCGGCAACAACTACACAATAATCAAATTGTTCAATCGATGCTTGTTCTAATATTTCACGTATCTCATCCTTGCAAATAATTCTCAAGGGAGATGGTTGAACATTACTAAGTCTTTCAAGATAAAAAAGAGTTGCCCCTTTAGCCCTAAGATACATCTTAGTATTATTAATTTGTTTACGTTGGTTATAAACCCCATACATAATTCTATGCATGGTTAAACCTTTCAATTGCCTGACGCTTTAATCTTTCTTCACCTGATCCATGTACAATGAAATGGTATCGATGTTCATCTGATTGATTCCAGACCATGTGTTCATTTCCTATATCTAGCATAAAGCCATGACCTTGTTTAAAAGGTACACGACCCCATTTACGAAAATAAAACTCACAATTGTCAGGATTATTAATAGCGATGTTCAATGGTCCAAACATTCTTCCAACGCCATCATTATGTGGCATTATATACCCACTCGCATGTAATTTCATAATGCGTACACGCTCATAGGTTTGATAACCCAAAGACTTAATAAATTCGGTGCATGTAGGGAAGTACTCACATGCGTCTGTCCAATGATAATTAGCTTCTTCTACAGTTTTATAACCATATTGTTCATAATTTTCTGTAGCTGTTGGACTAATTCCATGCAATGTAATTGCCGCCCAACCCTCATGATTGTAACTATACTGACGATCCTTTTGTCTATGTCCCACAAACATGTGGTCATTATCAATACATTCTTTATGCATTTTTTTAAAATCTACTGAGAATGTTATAGGAAACCACGGCCAATCTGACCTGTCTAAACTAGTCGGCGCAGGTATTGTAGGTTGCCATTGGTTTGTTAAACTTTCTTTAATGAATTCGTTTAAAATTTCTTTCATATTATTTCTATATCAATAGCACGTTTAATCTTAGAAAATACTTCCAGATTCCAAGATTTTCTAAGTTCGCTGTGGGGGACTAACCAATCTTCCTTATTAGGATGAAAATTTAAAAATGTCTCATCAAGGGCTATTACACCTAAATAATATCTACCTAAAGCTAATTCTAATAAATTATCTATTGGTATCTTAGATTGTAATTCGGATGATTGCTTAATGTACCATTTCCAAAACTGTCTTTCTGTACTTTTATGAGCATTACCAGATGAGTCGCCGAAATTCAACCAGGCTTCAGAACAGAATGTTTCTTGAACCTTAATCATATTATTAGTAATTACTCTTGTGTCATCATCTTCCATGACATGTTGCCAATCTTTACCTAAAGTATTATATCCTAAGTATAACTGACCCCAAGTAAAATCTGTATCTAAAAATAACTTGTCAGTGGGTGTTACTGGCTCTCCCCTTTCAAAGGGTTCATATTGAACCAAACAACTAAACTGAGGGAAGGGACCAGTGTCAATAGCTGTTTCTAAAATATGTATGTACTCATTCAATTTTAGCCATGTATGATGAAATTCTTCTCCGGGAAATAGATTAGAGTCTTTTCCCTGACGTTCGCCATATAATTCAAATTCTTCATGCAAATGATTCAAAGTGTTTGCGTTTATTTCAGCAGTGCTAGTGTAAATCGGTAATTGCTTGTCATAATAACTATTAATCTTATCAATTATTTCATTAATAATTGACATCAATAATTCTAGATCCGTTAAAGTTTTGTTACTAATCTTTAACTCTAACGAATCATTTGTAGCCTTACGGCGGTCTACAATTGATATCCATCTGTCTAATAAACTAGTATAAGGTAGATGATA